CCCTTGCGCTTGGGGTATTGAAACCGAGATTGAATACCGCGCCTCTCTCCTAGCCAACCGAGATGTGTTGGTGAGGCATGAGGGAAAAGGCTTCTCTGGCGATGATTTGGATGAAGATGAAGGCGCAATTGTTTGCGACGAGTGTTTCATTATTCGCGGTGAATTTGCTTATCATCCTTGCCCTACCTACCTAGACATAGCCCAACGATTAGACGAGGTGATGTAGGTGAGTAAATCAGAACTGCGCCGAATAGAGATAGTCGCTCCTGAGGCTATTAAACAACTCCGCGAGCAGATAGCGCGGGAGATTTCAACAGAAGAAGAATCTTTTGAGTGTCCCAACTTTCACCCAGTAGGAATGTCAGGTTGCGATTATTGCATCCCATTTCGCTATGGGCTTGAAACAGCCGCCGCTATTGCTAGGGGTGAACCTAATCAAACTACTAAAGATGCTATCGAGGAAGCGAGGAAGATGAATGACCTACGATGAATTACTGGCACGATTGAGCGAAACTGCCATATTGACAGAGACTTTCAACAATAGAGCCGTTGCTCGCGCCCTTCGTGCAGTAGTGGAATTGCATAAGCCTGATTCGACAGGGGGTTGTAATGCTTGCGAACAATGGACAAACGAAGGTGCTTATCAACTTCCTTATCCCTGCCCCACTATTCAGGCGATTGAAAAGGAGTTGAAGTGAGCAAAGAAGATCGCACCGCTGCTATCATGTTCCTTATAGCCACACTCTCACTTATAGTTTGGATAATGCGATGAGAAACGATGAATTACCGATTGTATTCTTCCACATCTTGGCCAAGGATAAGGCCAAGATCCTGCCGTACTGGCTAGAACAGAACTTATCTAAGTTGGACTATCCACGCGATAAGGTGCGCCTTTACTTTCGCACCAATAACAATAACGACGATACGGCCAGCATCATCCACCAATGGGTGGAAGATGAAAAGTTGCTACGTGAAAGAGAATACCCAAGTGGCGATTGGCTTTACCATGACTGGCTATCTATTGACATTAACGACGAAGATGTACCAGAACAGGTGCAACAGTATGGCGTACACGAATGGAACGCGGAACGATTTTCTGTCCTGGCTCGCTTACGCGAGGAAGGCGTTAAGGAAGCCTTGCGCTATAACACCTACTACTTCGTAGTGGATGTAGATAACTTCATCCTACCTGGCACCTTAAAGGCTCTCATAGCCGAGGATAAGCCCGTTATAGCCCCATTGCTACGCTACGCCGTAGCCGAAGGCGAGGAAACACATGCAGGTTACGCCAACTTCCACCATCCAGTCACGGAGAACGGCTATTACCAGGACAGCGAGGAATATTTTGCCTTGCTTAATGGCGCTATCCGTGGCGTATGGCCGATTGATCTGGTCCACTGTACCTACCTTATCCATCCTGGCGTCTTAAACTACATCTCATACCACGACGGTACGCAGGACTATGAGTATGTTATCTTTAGCCGTAACCTGCGTAAGGCAGGTATCGAGCAGTACCTAGACAACCGCAAGATATACGGCTATTTAACCCTGTGGGAGAATGTAGACGCCTGCAAATACTGGATGGAGAAATTGAAATGACATACGACTTTGAAGCAGGCGAATGGTACGGCACATGTAAGGCATGTAACACTGAACTGTTTGCTCCAACCAAGAAGAAATACAACTGGCAACATCGTCGCCATACACGCTCTATCAACTGCCTGAACGGATACTGAAATGCCAGCAAAGCCAAGTGAACTTAAGAAATTGATTGACTTACTAGAACAAGAAGCCGACAATGTAGAATTTGTCGCCAAGGCGGCATGGAGCCTGGTTGAAGATCTACTCAACCAGCGCCAACGTTATGTCGTCTTTGCGGTACATCCTAGCCTTAACATCGTGCAGGCTGTCGGTCCATATGATACACTAGAGAAGGCTAAACGGGATTACGCTAAAAGAATTGCCGCTTATGATAAACTATCAAGGGCGCATTTGGCACTTCTGCGTCATCCTTATAGCATTACTGAATAGAATTAACGGGGAGTTATTAGTCCTTTCGCCCCGTTATAGTTGCTCCCTACCTCATCCTTGTAGGTCGTAGCGACAAAGAGAAGGCCTTACGGTAAATCCCGTAAGGCCTATATCTTTTTGCTCCCCTAGCAAAATTATAGTTGGTGCAACTGTCCCATTGAATCTTTCCAGTAGCCGTATGCGCCTTTAACAAGGGTGAACGGTGCAGGTGGTACACCTAAATAGGAGTATGGCTTAGTGCCATGCGCGTCATCATAGAACGATGGCGTAGTAAAGTCTGGCAATACACCATTAACGCCGTTAGCGGTACCACGGAACGAGCCTACGGTATGGTCGCAGACTTCAAGTACCCACTGACGGTTCTTGCCATCTGGGGTAGATAAGCGTGTCACCATTGGATCAATCAGCATCTCAGCCAACTCATGCGCGATGACAGAAATTACGCCAGGGGTAAATCGCTCGCCGTGGATCTGGATATTCTTTAACTTAAACGCTGGCGAATAAGTGCCAAAGATAGAGCGAGAGCCGTAAGCATCTGCACGAATATACGCAATAGGTTCTCCGTTCACTACTTCATGGTAGCCAAGTGCAGTCTTTTGCATCTTGGGATTTGGGAAGTTATCTACGATGCAAAGGTTCCATTGCCCTGCTAGGCGAACAGGCGAAGCGAGTACGACATCGTTACCCATGCCCCACTTACTGTCCACCAAGCCTGCAAATCCTGTAAGGATTCGCGCTGCCGTGCTTAAATCAGGCTGTGTAATAACTCGCTTTGATTCGTTAACTAGGTTAATTGTCATCTTGCTCCTTAATGGTCGGTGCTGTAGAAGCCGCCAGTTCGAAACTGGACGGCAGTGGGGTGAAAGACTCGATCCATGAGGCTGTCGCAGCACATGGGGGAAGTAGATTCTTCATGGATGGACCGTTCTAGAATTTGCTCACTACCGCAACTGCGGCACTTATAGTCGTATTGTGGAATGGCCGTCTCCAATCAAACATCCTGGCACACATTCCCAGACCAGTTCGTGATAACTTTTACCTTCGATACGGCGCACTAGCGCCTTACACTCTGAGTCGTGGATATACTTCATTCCTCGCCTTTCCCAAAGGGATTAGTACCGCCTAGTTGTTGCACAAGGCGCCTCATGGCGCCTTCTACCTTACGATGTGCTGTTGTATCGCTCACTTCTAACACTTCGGCAATCTCGGCAAAGGTTAGATTCTGCTCGTACTTCAATTCTAGCACGTCCCGATCCATCTCATCTATCTTAGATAGGGCGTTGCGTACATCGAATAGTTGAATAACATAGTTGCCACCCTCGGCTGGATTACCAGCCCCAGATACTTTCTCACCGTCTAGTTTGGTCGTCTCAACCACATCGCCCCAGACAAAGGGTAGCAATTCAGAGAGGGTAATAGGGTCGTAGTATTGCTCATCGCGCAATTCATAGCCCAACTTCTGGGCCTTAAGGCGACGGCAATACTTATCGGCTTGGCGCGTGAGCGTCTTGCCTAACTGTCTCACCCCGCCCTTGTAATCCTCTGGCTCCTGGTTATGATCCAGCCACTGCTTAACCTTATCCTCACGGCGCCAGACCCAGACAAGTAATTCTTGGCGCAGGTCTGATACATCGAAGTAGACGGAATACTTGCGGTGTACCACACGCGCAACTTGACTGGCTACATCGGTAGCCTCTGATAGCCAATCACTCATCGGATAACCACCAATGCCGATGGAAATGGTGCCGAATTAACTGCATTGCCAAACTTTAATCTGCCACGAATGAAGCGCACTTCGTGTTGGATTACATAATCATGCCACCATGCAGTATCTGTTCTAGCGGGTACCAAACACACGATAGTTGCCCCCCCCTGTGCCTCATGGTTGGCCTTGGCCATCCAACTGCCAATGGTTCTACCGTAAGGTGGGTTGAGCCATACAATGCCGTCCCAATCGCATTGAAGCGCATCTCGGCGTGATTCTTCGGGATGGTCTGGACCAAACCAATTATTTGGCACGCAAGTAGACGATTGCAATGCAGCAGCATCTAGCGTGAATCTAAACTCGTCGTTGATTTTGGCAAAAAAATCTTTGGGCGTAGCCCATGTGTCGTCTAAAGATGTCTTGTAGACATCACGTGTATAAAAATCACTCATAACAAACTCGCAGGGTCATGTAAATCTTCCTGTGGCACCATATAGGCAGGTATTCTCATTTTCGTATCCCAGTATTGATCTGCCTGTGCCTCGTAGCCCCACATCCAGCCATGAATAACGCCAGTGTGATAAGCGGGAAGTGTGACAAGTAGATACTTACGCTCTGGGTTATCATCTTTACCTAGCAATAGTTTACCTGTGTTGTAGGCGGTAGTGCGTACTTCAAACTCGCCTACATCGCCCATCTTGCGTTCTTCAAATACTGCAAATGGGTACTTGTCCATCCATCTAGCGACAACTAACTCACCTAAGCAACCAGATACTTCACGCGCTAACTGTTCAACCCATGTCGGGGCTGCACCTTTAGTATTCATGATACCGACTGCGCGGTTGTGATTAAACCGCGCTACCGCTTCGGTAGTTGCGTAGGCGACATCGCCAGGAGATAAAGCAATACTTACCATCGCCAGATTTTACCATCCACAATAAAAGATTTGTTTACAATGGGAACCAGTTGCGGAACAACTGTATTTCCTTCTACGCTTAAGATTCCAAAGCCTTGCTGCCATGTAAACAACCCAGCCTTAATG